CCGTGAACCGTGGCAAGGTTCACGACGAGAGAAAGTGTCAGGAGATTGTCAAGGGCCGGGGTGTGCCGTGCAGCTGCTCGGGGTTGAGAAACCGACCGAGGGTCGGAAAAGTGAACGCGCGGTCAACCGCGCCGCGTGTCACGAGTTGCACGGCGCGTCCGTTGCGCGTACTGTGGCTGCATGTCTCGCAGCGCTACAGTTCTCCCTTCCCCCGTCCCGCCGGCCGACCCCGCCGCCGAGCTTGCAGCCGTTGGCCTTGCAGCTGTCGTCGCGCCGGCCGCGCGTCGAGCCATCGTCCGCGCAGCGCTTCGACCGGGCGGGTCGCTGCCTGGAGCGGAGGCAGCCCGGCTTGCGGCCTTGTGCGGGGTCGGCGAGACCTGCATCCGCCGCGACCAACGCGAGTTGCGCGCAGCCCTCGGCCTGCCGCCGCAGGTGCGCGGGCCGCATGCTGCGAGGGCGCGGGCGCTGGCGCACTTCCCCGGACGGAGCGTGGTGGAGGGCGAGGGTGGGCGGGCGAGGGTGGGCGGTTCGAGCAGGAGAGGTACAGCCACGCAGACCCCCCCCTCCTTAGTTGGTGTTGAGGATTCAGTGATGGAAGGCGCTCGCGCGTGTGAAAGTGACGAGGATTCAACAGTACTCGACGCCCCGTTCGAGCCCGGCGAGCTTCAAGCCTGCGTCCAGCGCCTCATCCGCCGCTCTCTGACCGTCATGGAGGCCACCTTGCGCGACGGGCGGGGCGACCGCACTGCCGTCGAGCTGGCCAAGTGGGTGATGACGGACGGTCGAGAGGCGCTGACGGTCTCCGAAGCCGACCCGAAGGCGATGGCACAGCTTGCTGAGCTGCTGAACATGGTGAAGGAGTGACCGTGGAGACCATCTGGGCACCCGCTGGCCTCCCTGCGCCCGTTGCGGCGGCGACCCGCAAGCTCGTGGGGCACCGTGAGCGGTTCTGCCAGCTCTTGCAGGTGCGCGACAAGCGCTCGGGGGCCTTCGTGCCCTTCACGCCGAACGCTGCGCAGCGCCGGTTGTGGCATCTGCTGGACACACGGAGCCGCGTCATCGTGGTGAAGGCGCGCCAAGTGGGCGTATCGACGGCGGTGCGTGCGTGGCAGTTCCACAAGGCGTACTCGACGACGACGCCGGCCACCTACGCGGTGCTGTCCTTCCACGAGCGGAGCGCCCGCGAGCTGCGCCGGATGGACCAGCGATGGTTGAGGGGCCTCCCCGAGCCCCTGCGGCGCCGATTGGAGCGTGACACGGTGGAGGACATGACCTTTGCCGACACGCTGGCGGGCGTGAGCAGCTTCACGACGCGGGGCGCTGGTGGCACGCGGTCGTTCTCGTTCAGCGGCGCCCATCTGTCTGAGTTCGCCTTCTACGCGGACGCCGACGAGGTGCTGGCGCAGACGACAGCGGCGGTGGGCGACGGGCCGGTGTGCATCGAGAGCACGGTCAACGTGCCGGGCGACGCGTTCCATCGGCTGATTCAGGGCGCCCCTGAGAACGGGTGGGCGCTGTTCACGTACTGGTGGTGGGAGCACGGGGCGTACCGCGACGAGCAGCTGCCCGAGGACTTCGAGCGGACGGAGGAAGAGCAGGAGCTGGCTGAGCGGTACACGCTCGACGATGCGCAGCTCTGGTGGCGCCGGCAGCAGGTAACGACGCTGGGGCTGTCGAAGTTCCGGCGCGAGTACCCCGGCAACATCGACGATGCGTTCTTGGCGCGTGAGAGCGGGTACTTCGACCCGGAGAAGCTGGAGCGCATCGAGGGCATCTGGTTCGACAGCGCCGAGCGGGAGTTCGCGGAGCCTGACGAGGACGACCGGTACGTGATGGGCGTCGACGTCAGCGGCGGTTTGGGTCAGGACTACTCGGCGCTGGTGGTGGTGAGCCTTGCGACGATGGCGCCGGTCTACATCGAGCGCTCCAACCGCTTGCCGCCGCACTTGTGGGCGCAGCGGGTGGCGACGGTGGGGTTCCGGTACGGGCAGGCGATGGTGTTGTGCGAAGCGAACAACCACGGGCACGTGGTGCTGCGCGAGTTGGAGCGGTTGCACTACAACCGGGTGTGGCGCTCGTCGTCGGGTGGTCCGTGGACGACCAGCGTGAAGAGCAAGCTGGAGGCCTACGAGGCGTTGAAGGAGGCTGTCGAGGGCGAGCTGGTGCCGCAGCTTGACCAGCACACGCTGTCGGAGTTGAAGGCCTTGGAGGTGCGCCGGGTGACGCCCGAGGCGCCGGTGGGGATGCACGACGACATGGCGATGGCGCTTGCGCTGGCGTACCGAGCCACGCAGGACGGCGCCCGTGCGTTCCGCCGCGAGCGGATGGGCGGGTACATGGATTCACACTTGCAGAACCTGCGCGCACAGCGTATTCGTAAGCAGGTTCTCCCCTGGAAGGTGGCTGAATGAAGGCGTCGCACTTCGCTGAGGTCTACGACGCGCACGACCGGCGCTGGGAAGAGCGGCGCCCGGAGATGCGGCGGCTGCGCAACGCGTACTTGATGCGGTACTGGGACAAGCGGGAGACTGACCAGCTGCTCATCGAGACCAGTCGGGGCTACGAGCTGATCGAGAGCTACGTGGCGAGCCTCTTCGTGAAGGACCCGGCGGTGGTGGTGCAGCCCGACATCCGGGGCGCCGGCAACCCGGAGGTGGCGCAGGAGGTGGCGAACGTCTGGCTGCACACGGTGCGCGCCGTGCTCGAGAACGCGTTGCGGCTGGCGCTCATCTACCCCTTCGGCGCCGTGAAGCTGGGTACGAGGGAGCACCCTGACCCCTTGCAGCGGGTCACGGTCGCAGCGGTGGCGCCGTGGGACATCATCGTTGACACGACGGCCGAAACCTGGGAGGCGCAGCGCTTTGTGGCGCACCGCTACTACCTGCCGGTGGAGGTGGCGAAGGAGCGCTACGGGGCGAAGAAGTACACCGAGCGCCGGTTCATGCGGTACATCACCGAGGATGTCGAGGGGCGGGGCGACGGCGCCGGCTACGACCGGGTGATGGGCGCCGATGGTGGGCTTCCACCGAGCGAAGAACACTTCATCCTCGTGGTGGAGGTCTACGACCTGGCGGCGGGTGAGTTCAAGGTCTGGAGCCCCGACTGGAAGGAAGACGGCTGGCTCTACGACGGGGTGCCGCTGGAGGCCGGCGAGGACGGCGCGCTGCAGAAGTTCAAGCGCATCCCCTTCAAGACGGCCTCGGGCGCCGTGAAGGTGCCGCTGGTCCCGCTCTACATGAGCACGGAGCCTGACGAGCCGCTGGCTGGGTACTCAGCACTGCGCCGGGTGTACGACCAGGTGGCTGAGACCAACATCATCCGCACCTTCCAGGCGAACGGGGTGCGCAAGGCGGCGCGGCAGTGGATGGTGGAGAAGGGCGTGCTCGACCCGGAGAGCATGGCGAAGATTGCGCAGGGCCGCGACGGCGAGTTCATCGAGGTGGAGCTGTCTGTCGGGCAGACATTGGCTGGCTCGATTGCGCCCATTCCGCACGTGCCGGTGCCCGTCGAGCTTGAGCGGTACTTGCAGGAGGTCGACGCAGACTTCGGCCGTGGAAGCGTACTTGCGCCGTTCACGCGGGGCGAGGCGACGCGGGCCTCGGCGACCGAGGTGCAGGCGCTGGCGGCCTACAGCGCGTCCGAGATTGGGCGCATGGCGCGGGCGCGCGATGCCTGCATCACGGCGACGGCGCACACCTACCTCGTGATGCTGGCGGTTCTGATGGGGGACACGAGCGACCTTATCCGCCTGGGTGGCAAGCTCTACGAGCTTCAAGCGGCCGACCTGCTCGGCGACTTCCAAGTGTTCGCGCACGACCTTGGCACGACGCCGATGTCGACGGCGGTGAAGAAGCAGGAGCTGCTGACGCTGCTGCCGCTGCTCGAGAAGCTCGGCGTGGCGCCCCCTGCGCTGCTCAACATGGTGGTGCGGGCCTTCGACCTGCCGGCGGACATGATGACCCCGGAGGCGCCCGCTGCGCCCGCTGTCGAGGGCGTCGCCGACATGGCGCGCGGTCCAGCCATCGCGGCGCCCCCTGAGCCTGGGGTGGTGGCTGGGGCGAACCCTGGCCCCGTGCGCATGGATGCGGTGCTGCCGCCGGGCGGGGTGGTCTGATGCCGCTCTACGAGTACCGCTGCGCCCTTGGGCACAAGACCACGGCGCTGCGCCGGATGGATGACCGCCGCCTCGAGCTGGCGTGCGGGCGGTGCGGCGCTCCCTCGACGCTGGGCGTGTCGGCGCCGGCCAAGACGGCGTGGCGGTGGGGCGACACCAAGTGGGATGGGCGCTACGACCGGGGCCTCGGGGTGCAGCTGCGCGACGAGCGCCACCGCAAGGCGGTCATGGCTGAGCGCGGGCTGCGCGAGCTTGAGGACGGCGAGGTCGAGCGCGAGGTGCGCCGGGTGAGCGCCGACCAAGAGGCGCACGATGCGCGGGTGGCGACCTTCACGCGCACGCTTCGAGAGACAGGCGACGCGTCGCGCGCCGCCGCTGAGACCTTCCCCGCACACGAGATTCTGGAGGACTGATGGACCCGATGAAGATGACCGAAGAGGCGAGCAACATCGGCCGGCAGAAGGAGGGCATGATGCTTGATGCCTTCGCCAAGGGGGCGCCCACCGGCAAGTTCTCCAAGGCCGCGCTCAACGGCGCCGTCGACGCGTTCAACGCGCTGCTGGAGGCGATGGGCCAGCCCGGCGACTACCCGTCGTTCTCTGGCGACCAGACCAAGCTGCCGCCCGACTTCGTGCGCGGACTGGCGATGGCAACCGACGCGGCGCAGCAGGTCGGTGAGGACCTTCCGCCGGTGGGTGAGGTGACCGACGATGCCGGCCTCGCGCGTCTCGCTGGCACCATGAAGGCGCTCGCCAAGGACCCGCAGTTCCGGGGGATGATGGCCAGCGCGCCCGGTGAGGCCCCGATGATGGAGGACGCCGAGGAAGACACCGAGGACGAGAACACCGAAGACGCGATGAACAACCTGATGATGGAGCGTGCCTGATGGAACCCACGACCCCCGCAGCCGTTGCGCCGGTTGCTGCCCCCTCCACCCCGGCGGCGCCCGTTGAGGGCGTGCAGCACTCGGCAAAGCTGGAGCAGGCGCCCGCGCCCGAGGACCCCGGCTACAAGCCGGCCGAGCAGCCACAGTGGCAGAAGGACATCGACGCCATCGTGACCCGCGCTGAACAGGCGCGAGAGAAGAAGGAGCAGGAGGCGGCGAAGGCGAAGGCGGCCGAAGAGGCGGCCGGGCTGCTGGAAGGGGAGTCGTGGGATTCCGTGTACAAGGGTCAGCCGCCCGAGGTCCAGCGGGCGATGGCCCAGCTCCGCAAGGACTACACCAAGAAGACGCAGGAGCTGGCGGCGCAGCGCAAGGCGCTCGACGCACAGATGAAGGCGCTGGCGGCGAACCCGGCGCTGGAGCAGGCGCTGGCCACCCCTGCGCCCAGCGGCGAGGTCGACCCCTTCGACCCGAAGAGCCTGACGGCGCACATCGAGGCCGAGGTCAAGCGCCGACTGGCTGAGGTTCTGGCGCCGGTGCGTGAGCAGCACAACCGGGCTGAGGCTCAGTCTCGCTACGACATGTTCATGGCGCAGCATCCCGACCTGAGCAGCAACAAGGAGCTGCGCGTCGAGGTGGCAGCGGCGCTCAAGGCGGACCCGCGCCTCACGCTCGAGAACGCGTACTACGCAGTGAGGGGGCGCCGGGCGGCGGCGGCTGAGGGCGAGGCGGCGCGCCGTGCCGCGTTGGAGCAGCGGGCGGTCAAGGCGGCGGCGCTCAACGTGACGACGGGGCCTCGCCTCAACGGGCGGGTGGTGCCCGACATCGACCCCAAGGCCGACGCGTGGACCATCTACCAGCAACTTGCCAAGGCCAAGGGCGTGTAGTACGGTAGGGTCATCTCGCGCGGCCCCTGACAGGACACGCCGACGAGGTGGCCCCCGATGAAGTACGGGACACGCCGCCCCACTGTCCGTCAACCCATCCGAGGGCAACATGCCGATTCAGAAAGACATTCTCGCGTCGACGCTGCAGATTCTGCGCGACAAGGAAGTCGACAACACCTTCCGCATCATCCCGCTGCTCGACGCCGTGCAGAAGGGTGGCGCCGTCACCAAGATCAACGGCGGCGCCTACGTCGACCACCCCGTCATCCTGACGGACCACTCGACCATCACGCAGCTCTCCACCGGCTACGAGGCCATCAACCTCGCGGTCAAGGACCCGATGCGCACGGCCACCTACAACTGGTGTGACTTCGTGGCGCCCATCGTCCTGACCAAGAAGGAAGAGCTGAGCAACAAGGGCGACCAGGCGAAGGTCTCCATCCTCCAGGCGCGCCTCAAGCAGACCATGGGCATGGTCAAGCGCGAGGTCGAGAAGCAGCTGGTGCGCGGCAACTCCACCATCCTGACCGAGCTGCAGACCCTCAACGGTCTCGACGCGGCGACCGGCTGGTTCGAAGAGGTTGCCTTCGGCAGCCAGGTCAACACCGTGGGCGGCATCGCCAAGAGCGGGTTCCCGCTTTCCTGGCAGAACCACGTGCAGGACGGCAGCTTCGCGGCCAACGGCCTCAAGAAGATGCAGCAGCTGCTCATCGACATCCAGCAGACGGCGCCCGAGGGTGATGTCGACATCATCCTCGCCAGCCCGCTCTCCTACGGTCTGTACAAGGACGAGCTGCAGCAGCTGGAGCGCTACGTCAGCGCCACCGAGCAGCGCAACATGGCTGGTCGCCTGGGCCTCGAGTTCAACGGCGCCGCCATGTACATCGAGCCCAACCTGGGCTTCACCGGCAGCGGTGGCGCGAACAAGATGTCGATGTACTTCCTGAACAGCAAGCTGTTCACGGTCTACTTCGACACCGACGCGTTCTTCAGCCTCGAAGAGCCCGACACCATCTCGGGCTACGCGGCCTTCGCTCAGAACCTGTTGTGCCGCATGCAGCTCGCCACGAGCAACCTGTCGGGCCACGGCATCCTCGTCAACGCGGAGACCTGAGCACATGGCTACCAACACCATCCTCCAGTACCTCGACAACGCCGCTGGTGGCTCGGATTCGTCCAGCTCCAACCGGCGCACCACCGAAGTCTTCATCGCTGGCGAGACCCTCGTGGTCGGCGACTGCGTGTCTCTGGACTTGAACCAGACCGCCGACGCCGACAAGGGGCTCATCATCGTGAAGGGTGACACGGGCACCGCCACCGACACTTGTGTCGTCGGCGTGGTCCTCCGCTCGGCTGAGCCCACCGGCACGCTGACCGCTGGTTCCCGCATCGAGGTCGTCACGCGCGGCATCGTGTCGGCGAACGTCGACGGCGCAACCGTCGCTGGCTCGCGCCTCATCGTTGGTGCGACCGCTGGGCGCCTCGCCATCGCGGCCGACATCAACGAGGGCGGCGCTGCCATCGTGGCCCAGCGCCCCATCGTCGCCATCGCCGTTGAGGCTGACACGGCCAACATCGCCCGCGTCTACGTGCTCGCCAACTTCTGAGGCGCGCCGTCCTGCCCCGCCCCTGGAGCCTCCACCGGGGGCGGGGTCTTCGCTTAGGAGAGCCGCATGGCCAGCCTTGCCGAGCTTCGCGCCTACGTCGCCAACGTGCTCGACTACGACCCCGCAAACCCGACCTACCGGGCGCAAGTCGACGCCATGCTCAACGAGGCGCAGCGCCGCATCTGCGCTGAAAAGCCCTTCACCTTCATCAACAAGGTCGCCGACGTCGAGGCCTACCCCGACCGCTCGGCAACCATGGCGTTCTCGGTGACCACCGGCACCGTGACGACGGTTGGTGCGTTCTTCACCGACGATATGGTGGGTATGCTCATCGAGGCCGAGAACGGCAGCACTTACGAGATCGCTTGGGTTGAAACGTCGACGCAGGCCCATTTGACGCAGGCCTTCGTTGATGGCGCACCGACGACCCGCACCGGCAAGGTGGTCCACCGCTTCCTCGACATGCCGAACGACTGCGTGCAGGTGCTCGGGTTGTCGCGCCGCACGCAAGAGCTGAGCGCCACCGACCCTGGCCAGCTCCTGCCGCTGATGCGGTACGAGGACGAATGGTACAACCTGCCTCTCGGTGAAGTGAACCTGCCGGTCTACTGGATTGAACAGGACCCCGCCTACACCGGCGCCCCGCGCGTTGGAGCAACGCTGGTGCCGACCGTGCAGCCGCCGGGGCAGGGCGTGCGCACCATCGAGGTCGCCGTAGCGCACAGCCGCGCCGGGCGCCTGTCGTCCCTGTCGGCGGCGCAGACCGCCTCACTGACGGACACCCAAGGCCTCGACCTGACCTTCCAGGGCATCCCCGACGAGTCGGGCTACTACCGACAGGTTTACTACCGGGCGCCGACCGTGGGCCTCCACGACTGGCGCCGGTTGCCGGGGCAGAACGCGTGGCCTTACACCGGCATCCGCAAGGACCCCAACACCGGCACCGTCAGCGCCTTCCGTGTGTCGCTCGCCGACCTGCAGAGCGAGATCGTCTGGCTACTGCCGCGCCTGGAGCGCTCGGACGGCTTCACGGCGCGCGTGCGCCTCTACCCACGCCAGGACAAGCAGTACACCTTCCAGTGCCGCTACATGGCGCGCCCGGCGGTGATGACCGAAGACAACGATGTTCCGGTCATCCCGTCTGCGCACGCGCTCATCATCGCGTACCGGGCGTTGTCGGAGGTCCTGGCGAAGCACGACAACATGCCGCAGGCCGAGGTCTACAAGCGGCGCTACGCCGAAGAGCTGCTGCGCATGGAGCGCCGTTACCTCATCACGCCGGGGCGCCGCATCCTCAAAGGCGACTGGCAGATGGCGACGGAGCCGACGACGTTCAGCCGGTACGGGCGCATGGTGCACACGTGAAGGGACAGGTCGTCCAGAGCCCGCGCATCGGCGGCCTCACACTCGCCCAGCCGCAGCCGCTGGAGGGCGCCAGCGTTGCGGAGAACCTGGCGGTCGACGGCGACACCCTCGGGTGGTCGACGCGCGTAGGCTACGAGCGCTACCGCACCCTCATTAGCGCCGGCTTCGCGCCCTTCGGCACGCTGGGTCGCATCGACAGTCTCTTCGTCTACAACCAGGTGGCGGGCGGCGCCCGGCAGCACATCCTGCTGGAAGCGGACGGCAACCTCTACCTGTTCTACGAGGCCAACGGCGCCGTGCCGCAGCTGCTGCTGCTTCGCTCGTCGCGCGCCAAGCCGGCGGCCACCGAGCCTTGCACGCAGTACGTCGTGTACCGAGACTTCGTGGTGCTGACCAACGGGTACGATGCGCCGCTCATCTTGCGCCCGTGGCCCATCGGCGACAGCGCGGAGGCCACCACGGTTGCGGCGAACCAGCTCCTGCTGCGCCCGCTCGGGTGGCAGGCGGCGCCTCGTGCGCCTGAGCCGTTGCGGGTGGAGGCTTCCTACGGGACGAGCACCAGCGACTACCGGGGCGGCGGCGACATCCTCAGCGTGTGGGTGCCCGCCTCGCCTACCGACACACACCCCGCCGGCCTCGGTGGCACAGCCGGTATCGGGTACTCGTCCTACAAGGCGGCTGGCCCGCCCATCGTGCCGCGCGACAACGAGTTCACCTACAGCTGCGCCTTCGTCAGCGACACCGGCAGCGTGTCGCCGTTGTCGGCAACAACCGAGGTGGCGTGGACGCAAAGCGGGCTCCCCGTGTCGCCGTACTACTACGGGGTGGGCGTTCGCTTGCCGCTCGGCCCGCCGGGCACCGTGGCGCGCCTTGTGTACCGCTCGCTCAACCATGCGCCCGACGCGCCGGCCGAGGGCGACACCAGCCGGTACTTCTGCCTGCAGGTCCGCAACAACGTCGACGAGCTGGTGCTGGACACCTACCGCATCCTCGGCGCATCCGAACCTGCGCCCTTCGAGTCGGTGCCGATGCCGGCGCCCCGCGCGCGGTTCGCAGCGGTCTACCGCGACTGCCTGTTCCTCGACGGCGGGGTGCCCGAGCCCACCACGCTGTTCTACTCGCAGGCGGGGCGCCCCGAGCAGTTCCGGGCGGACGGCTACGTGCGCCTCTCCAACAGCACAGGCGGCGTGACAGCGCTCTTCGGGTTCTACACGGCGCTGCTGGTCTTCCGCGAGGGTGGCATCGACGTCCTGCTCGGCGACCCGGAGACGGGGTTTCAGACCACGGCGCTCTCGAACCAAGTCTCGTGCCGCAGCCCCAACACCATCGACATGGTGCCCGGCGTGGGCGTCGTGTTTCTGGCGGTTGACGGAGTGTACGCCGTGCGCGGCGGCCTCGAGGGCGGTAGCCAGTTCGAGGTGGTGCGGCTGAGCACGGGGCTGGAGCCGCTGATGCGGCGCGCCACGCCCGACTGTCTGCCGCGCGCGGTGGGTCGCTACTGCCCGCTGTCGCGCGAGTACCACGTGTACTTTCCTGGCGACGGGCAGGACCGCCCAACGCTCGGCCTCGTCTGGCACATCGAAAAGGCGGCGTTCAGCCAGCGTGTCGACTTCCCTGTCGGCGCTCTGGACCGCCTCTACAGCGGCGAGCTGGTCTTCGGCCACCACACCGGCGCCGAAGGTGCGCAGCAAGGCCAGAACCCTGCAGCCGGCCTCTTCGTCCTGACGGCGCGCCGGGCGATGGGTGGCACCGTGGTTATGCAACAGGGTGAGCCCGTCTTCACCTACGGCAACCCGCCCGTTAGCCGGTGGCGCTCGCCGTGGCTCGACATGGGCGACCCACAGGTGCAGAAGCAGCCGCAGTACGTGACCTTGTGGGTGATGACCACCGGCAACGTCAACATCGTGCTGCATCACTACAAGGACTTCCAGCGTGTGCCGACCGTGGAGCGCGCCTATCTGGCGCAGCCGCCCGACACCGCAGCGCTCCCCGTCCTCGACAGCGCCCTGCTTGGCTCAACCGTATGGGAAGACAGCCGCCTCGTGCCGCTGCGCATCGCGGTGGCGAGCATGTCGTGCTCGTGGTTTGCCTTCGAGGTCGAGACCACCGACGACCTGGTGCTCGTGCGCTGGGAGGTCGAGTTCATGGCACGTGGCACCCGCACCGTGGAAGGGCAGCGCGCATGAAGCGGTGGACGCAGCACCAGCCCCGCCCGGCGCAGCTTGTCGAGGCGCAGCAGTTCAACGCGGAGATGCAGGCGGCGCGCTCGTCGATGGCAAGCCTCGACCGCACGCAGTTCCCGCTCGCGGTGCTAAGCCCGGCGACGCTCGCACCCTCGGCGGTCGCACGCGTGTACCTCACCGAGCTGGTCAACGGCGCCCTTGCCTACCCTGGCCAGCAGAACACCGAGCTTGACACAGCGACCAACGCGGAGTCGTGGGCTGGCGCCACCTACGACATCTACTCAGGTGGATGGCAGACCTGCTTCGTCACCACCTTGAACGGCCACCGAGGCGGCAACACCATCGTCGAGCTGATTGGCAGCGGGTTCTGCAACGGGTGGGACCACGTTGTCCAGCCTGCCAGCGGGTTCGTCATCAACGAGAAGTTCCTGTCGACCCGCATCCGGGTGAACGGCGTGACCGTCGCTGAGCAGGGTGGCATTCCGCACGGGGTGCAGACCTTCCGCCTCTTCGGCGCCGTTCAGCTGCCGCCCGGAAACCACGAGGTCGCCGTGGACTGGCGCGGCGTTGGGCCGACCGCCAACGAGCCCGTGCGCGAGTACACCGGCAACGAGCCCATCCTGCGCTACCATCTGTTCAACATGACGTTCGCCGCATACGCGAGGTTCCGGTGAGCCGCATCAACCGCCCGCCGGTCCTGCCTGGAGACCCCGCAAACGCGGCGCAGCTCAACGCGGCCTACACCGACTTTTCACAGCTCGGCGCCGTCGACCAGCTCAACACGCGCGACAGCGGATTCGACCTGGCGCACTTCCAGGCACCGGCCACCGGCAACGGGCCGGTCATCATCCGCTCCGACAGCGCCAACGTCGGCACCGGCGACATCTACCACAGCGCCTCTCCCGTTGCGCCGGCCAGCATCGCAGCGCCGCCCACCAAGACCGTTGTGTCGGGCGTGCTCTCCTACGGCGCCAACGGTCAAGTGCTCGCAGACGGGCAGGTGCTGCGCGTGTACTACAACCTCGCGGTGCGCCCGAAGTACGGCGGCACACCGTGGGATTCGCCGGGTGCGCTTGGGCAGTACGATGTTCCAGTGACAACCGGGCCTCCACCCAACGTCTTCATCAGCGACAACGCGCACTTCTGGCTGGTGCAGCTCGAGTGGGACATCACCAGCAGCGCCCTCATCAACTGGATACCCGTCGACGGCGCCGGCAACTTCAACGGCGTGGTGGTTGCGGGGCGCACAGGGGATTCGCTCCAGACCATGCGCGGCTGCGCGTGTGTGCCCGCTTGGAACCTGACCTACAACCGATGGCGCGACGGCGAGGTGCCCGGCCCGACGCCCAGCATCGAGGACCGGCGCATCGGCTGGTCCAGCGCGTCGACCGGCTACGTGCTGCTCAAGAACCCGTTGACGTCTCGCACCATCTACGGGCTGCGCCTCGTCATCCACGGCATCTACCACCCGTACCGCGACGCCACCACCAACTACGCGGTGCTCGACGTCAACCTCGTGTCAGGCGGCAACACTGCCGAGATGGAGTACGACCAGGGCAACATCACTGCCATCTTCATGCGGGAGCAGTGATGGCGTACACCCCGCCCACCACCTTCGTTGACGGCACCACCCTCCAGGCTTCCGGCCTGCTGGCGAACGACGACGCGCTGCGCGACTACTTGCACGAGGGCGTAGCCAACGCCGACCTGCGCACAAGCGCCCGCTGGGTTGAGACCCGGCACATCCAGCAGCCCTCCTTCGAGCCGTTCTCTGGCTTGCAGCACGGGGTGAGCGGATGGCAAGGCGGCCACAACTCTGGAGGCCCGCGCGTCAAGTACACCTTCACCACGAGCTTTCTGGCTGGCACCAGCCGCAGCACGCTGGCGCAGTGGGTGCCCGTCCCCGAGACCTACCTTGAGCTGGACACCCGGCGCAGCGGCAAGGTCCTGTTTCACTGGCACCTTGAGCAGTGGGTTGGCCCGGATGAAGTGACGAGCATCGTCAACCCGACAGCCCCGGACGACCGCCGCGTCTACCTTGCGCCGTGCGTCAGTCGGGGCGGCATCATCACACCGTCGACCGACCGGGCGCAGGAGAAGCGGCAGAACGTCGACGGATTCCAGACGCCGACCGGCGGCGGCGCAGAGTTCCCGTACAACCTTACGGGCTACGGCCTGCACAGCGGAACCCACCTCGTTACCTTTGGAACAGGGGAGCGGGTGGCGGTTGGCTTGGCCTTCTGGTCAAGCGTGTCGCAGAGCCTCATCTTCAACTGGAGCATCGCCGTCGAGGCGTGGTACTGACGGAGGGCACATGGCTGTCGGAGCGTTGACCGCTGCCGCGCTGCTGGGCGCAGGCATCCAAGGTGTGCAGGGCCTCGGCGCCGGCATCGGCCGCGCCGTGGGCGCCCGTCAGTACTTCACGCGCGAGGACCGGGAGCGCCTCGAAGAGCTGCGCCGCATGGAGGCGATGGGCCAGCTCGGGTTGTCGGACGCTGAGCGTGGCGACATCGAGGCCGCGTTTACGGCCCAGCGTGGCGCTGGAGCGCGCGCGCAAGAGTCGGCCGGCTTGCAGCGCGCCGTGGCAGCAGGGCAGGCCCAGGACGCGCGTGCGCTGTTCCTGAACGAGCTGGCGCAGCAGCAGGCTGAGCAGCAGGCGCGCGCCGTGCAGGCGGCTGAGATGGTTGGCGCTGAGCGCGCCGCCGCCCAGGCGCAGAAGGACGAGATGCGACAGCTCGACGCTCAGCGCCGTCAGCGCCGGCAGGAGATAGCGGCTGGCATCACCGAGGCGGCAACCGGCGGCATCATCGCTGGCGGGGCGGCGGCCATGCCCGCCATCGAACAGTCGGTGCAGAAGCGGCGCCAGCAGCAGATTATCGACCAAGCACGAAACACCGCGCGCGCCATGACGGAAGATGAGGCGGCGGAAGCCGCTGCTCTGCTGGGAACCCCCTAATGTCTACCTCGACCCTGCCGCCTCGCTTCACCTTCGGCCCGCCCGACACGCTCGGCAACGCCATCTTCTACCGCTACTACCCGTACCAGGCGACGCTCGCGCGCTGGGACCGGACGAGCGCTGAGGCGGCGGCCAACCCGTACACCACCCGCTTGCAGATGCTCCAACAGCAGCTCGACACCGAGCGGTCTGAGTTGATGCAGATGATGCGGGCGCTGAGCGCCGGCGCCACACCGATGGAGCTGCGGCTGGAGGCCGAGCAGCGTGCGACCCTTGCGCGCGCGGGGCGCCGTGGGGGCGGCGGCGGTGGTGGCGGCGGCCTTATGGAGCAGCTCAAAGCGCTCGACATCGCGTCTGGCATTGTTAGCGAAGCTGGCGGCACGGTTCTTCGCGCGCCCGGCATGAACCTTCGCGCGGGTGTTGGTGAGCTTAATCCGCCATCCGACGCTGTAGTGAAGTTCAACGCTGAGGCTATGCAAAAACTGCAGGCGGCTGACCCTGCTCGCCAAGCGCAGATGGCAGCTGCGCTGGCGCAAGACCCGCGCATCGCT